TTATGAAAAAAAAAAAAAAAATATATATATATATTTCATCATGGACGAGTAGCCTCACGATATAAATCGGGAATTCTCGGAATATGACTTGGTTTACACGATGGAGTTTTTTTTTTTGAATCCATAAATGTAACAACAGATATAATACAGACTAGGAGTACCAAAAATATTAATATTATTTGACTTTTTGTTTGGATATGACTCATTTATTATATATATATATATATATTTTTTCATAAAAAATCTCATCTTGGAATTACCATTCGTTTTGTTTCCATATGATTTTTATATTGTATAATGTTTGAATTTATAGGGAATTTTAATTTATCATGAACATCAATCGAATGTTTTAATATTTTTTTACAACAAAATCTTTTAATTTGATATTTTATGAAATTTTCATCATTCCAATCTTGAATATGATATAATTGTCCAAGTAATTTGTTACAAGTAAAACAACGAATAGGTATCATTTTTTTTTTTAAATTTGTAAATGTCATAGCACCAAATTATCATTTTTTAAAAAAAAAAAAAAAAAAAAAATAAATAATTAATCAAAAAATGAAAAAAAATGAAAAACCAGCTTCTTCAGACGTGGAAGCAGCTGTTGAAAAATATTTGGAGTATAAAGCTAAATCTCAAGAATTGGATAGTAAATTGAATAAATATAAACAAAGTATTAAACAATACATGAAGAAAAATAAAATTACCAACTTTTCTACTCCTATTGCTACTATTCAATTACAAAATGCAACCAAATCGACGGTTTCCAAAAAAGGGACTCCTTTAGAAATTTGGAATCAATATTGTAAAGAAAGCCAATATGAAATTTTAAATGTTAAAAAAAATAAAACTTAGATACAAATGAAAGAATCATCCCGTAAATAGCAAACTTTTTTGCATTTTTTTTTGAAAGGTAGTTCTGTATCAGTCAGTAGGTTTGTATTCAAGTTGTTGAGTTGATTCTCTGTTGTACTAGTATTGATTGTAGGTTGTTGAGATGGATTTTCGGATAAGAATGAATTTTTTTCAATATTTGCAGATGTTTCTTTAATAAATTTTTGTAATTCAGGAATGGTCACTTCACCTTCGTATTTCATATAAGGTATATTATCAATGAATAAAATTAATTCTGGTACATAAGAGAGTGGTGAAATTGTCTGTTTCGACAATTTCACGACCTCTGTATTTTGATTGACATTAATCATGGAAAAATTGCATCCAAATATATACTCCGGTAATTTTTTGAATTCTGAAATGACTTTGTTGCAATGTTCACATTCATTGGAATAAAATAGTACCAGGTTAATTCCTTTCATATCATTGTCAAGTGCTAAAATTTTTCCATCCAAGGATTCTTTTACATGAAAATTGTTTTTTGATAAAAAATAAATTCCTCTTATCATTTTTTTTTTGGTAATAATAATTTATTTTTTTAAATTAATTTTTTTTTAATTTGAATTTTCAATCTCTTTTAAATAATTTGAAATATTTTCTGGAATATCATTCATTTGAGAAATTGTATCTTGTATGGGAAGTTTTTCTTTCGTTTCGAAAAGAGAGGTTTGTGGTGATGAAATATTATTGTCGACTGCTGGCGTTTCGATTGTTGGAGCAATTGGTGTTTCGATTTTTGGAGCAATTGGTGTTTCGATTTTTGGAGCAATTGGTGTTTCGATTGTTGGAGCAATTGGTGTTTCGATTTTTGGAGCAATTGGTTCCATATTTTGTTTAGCATCGACTGGAGTGTTAGATAGGTTTGGAGTATTTTTCCGATTTTGCATGTAGTTGTAACACACCAATCCCATACCAATTAGAAATAAAACCAATAAAATGTGATAAAAATAATGATTGTAAAATTGTAAGAAACGATTTTCTCCTTTGTTCGTTTCATTCACCGATGATGAAGAAGAAGAAGATAAGGAATTGTTGCTGGATATATCCTTCTCCAATTCCTCTAATTGAATATTTACATTGGCTTTCGTGGAACCATCCATTTTTTTCAAAATTAAAAAATAATTTTGATAATTATTATCATTTGATTTTATATTTCCTTTTATGATACCTGGTGATTCTTTCATTTGAATCTCATTTAAATCTTGATAAGTATCCAACTCATTTTTTGATAAAACTAAAGCATGGAATACATCATTTGATTGACTTTCTACTTTGAAATTCAAATCAAAATTCACAACATCGGAATTCAAATCTAATAATTGATGTTTTGGATTTATTTCTATTTCAAAATTTTTTTCCATTTTAGATGATAATTTTATTCTTTTATATTATTTTTTTTATGATTCAAAAAAAAAAATGAATTTTTTGGCTAATTTGTTAAAGAATGAATAAAAATGAATAATTTTCTATCTAGTATCGATGCACTTTTTGAAGAATATAATCTTTTTGTGAAACAAAAACATAAAAACATTAAATTTGATTTAAATGTTTTATATAAAGAATTCAAAGAAAATAATAATTTGACTTTGGAAAATGATAAAAAGAAAGTCAAGACTGCGTATCAAAATTTTTTTAGCATTATGAGAAAGGAATTTCAGGATAAACATTTACCATTCGGAGAACAATCGAAATTGATAAGTAATAAATGGAAATCTATGTCGTCTGTAGAGAAAAAAAAATATGACACCAATATTCTTGAAGTAAAATCGAATTCAATATCAGCCTCGAATATCGAGGAGTATTTCATTACGGAACAAAATTCCGATTCCGATTCGGAAGATGATTGTGAATTACATTTAGTAAATGAAAAAGTAGATGAAAATAAAAACGAAGATGATGAAACTGGAGATGGAGATGAAGACGATGCGAATCAATATCAAGATGAAATAGAATCGGAAATTGATAATGATGAAAATGAAAGAGACGAACTTGATAGTGTTGAATTTAATTTTCAAGATTGAAATAAAAAAAAATATATTTTTTTTTTCATAAAGTAAAATTATAATGTCCGATAATACATGTATAAAGTGTTATCAAAAGATTGTAACTAAAAATAATTTTACATTTGAAGATAATAAAAAAAATTATAATTTATACACAAGCGTTTGTTCTAGATGTTTATATCAAGAAACTTTAAAAATGACTACATATCAAAATAGTAGGGGACAAAATGAGAGTCTTACACAAGAAAAATATAAGTACGAAATTTACGAAAGAAAAAAAATTCCAACTATCAATGAAAAAGGTGGTGTGGTTGAGTTAGAAACCAGCGAAACTTTAAATTTTACACCAGATATGATAAGGTGTGTTAAGAGATACATACAAGAAGTACCTAATATGTTTGAAAGTAGAAAATTAGATATAAGGTCAAGGGTTTTGTCAAAACGAAATATATGGGAAAATTATCACTATTGTAATAGAGGTGACAAAATATCAGACATTTTTATTTTCACAAAGGTACCCAAACCTCAAGAAGGCATTGCCGAAGGAGGGTTATGGAGAGAAAAAAAAACGGATAATAACGCTTCTGATACGATGCATATTCCTTCCATGTTAGATTGGGCAAAATATCTAAATACAATACTTGTTGTATATTATAAAGAAACATTTTGTATTTTCTTACCCTATTTTATTAATAACAAAGACTTGCAGGCTTTTCATAATAAGATGAGAATAGAAAATCCAATCATACCAGAATTAAATCATGAAATTAATGTTGATGATATCGATAATTCAAAATGTTATTTAAAATATCAAATTACTAATCAAATTGATTTACCGATACATTTTATTAGATTTCATCAAACTCCGAATGACCGAACATTGTTTCATTTAGAATTTCCTTTTTATTTATGGGAAAAAATATTAGATAAGCCTAACGCTGAACAATTAGTAAACCTTGAAATTGAAAAAAATATACAGAACATATGGCCTATCGATGATTTAAACAAATTTGTGAATAGTATACCATTCAAAAACAAAACAAAATTATATTTAAAAATCGAAGATTATGATTATGATAATATCCCAATAGAATCAGAAAAGGATTTTCATCAACGAAGCCAAGAATAGGCTGCATCACCCCCCCATAATAACCATGCTACCGCACCTCGGTATTCTGTTTTGTTCGTCCCATCCATTGGTTGACCCTTTTTTACCCATTTTACATAACCTGGATATGAAGTTTTTTTGTGTCTGGCAAGCCATGCTTTCATCTCTTTTTCTGTGATTTCATTAATAAAAGTTTCGGAAAGTAATTCTTTAGCCCTATTCCAACCCACCGAAGTACCTCCTTTATATCCCATCTCGTGAAGTTTTAATCCCAAACGAGCGGCATCTTTTACTTCTTTTGGTATAGTTTTCATGGTATTTTATATATATATATTATATAAAATCAAAAAAAAAAAAATATATATCAATTTTAGTATGAGCCAACAAAACCAAGATGGGATTTGGAAACATATCATTGAATATAATAATATCAATTTAAAATCATCGTTTCCAATCATTACTTCCACACAAATCAAAGATTCTAAATCAACTTGGTTAGGGAAAAAAAGTCAATTTGAACCCCGAATCCTTTGTAAAATGGATTTCTCCAAAAATCGTCCCAAAATTTTTTCCGATAATAATATTTCAATTATTGCGATTCGTAAAGATGTATGGTTGTTTACAAAAGATAATATTTATATTTCACTACCTTCGTATTCCACTTGTCCAAAACTTGTCAATCGTATTTCGAAAAGTATTTTGTTAGATTATACAAACCCCTCCAGTGAAGGTGCTTTACTTGATATTTTGGATTCAAACCATATTTTTTCCATGATTGTAGGGGAGGAAATTATTGCAAAATTGAATTGTAATCGTAGATTTTGTCATTTCCAAACCATCTTAAATGATACAGAGGTCACTATGAACACACAATTTGAAATCGATGCCTATTATGAATCAGAGAATTGTATATGTATCGTGGAAGCCAAAATCAATATAAATTGTAAAGATTTCAATTTGAGACAATTATATGTTCCTTATATGGAACTTTCAAACAAAATGAAAACAAAAAATAAATACAAAACAATTATACCTTTATTCTTATATAAGGATAAAAATCAAATCATTCATATACATCAATTTAAATGGATGGATGAAACAAAAATTTCAAACGTACGCGAAACAGCATATTTTCAATATATTATTTAATTTTGTTTTCGATGAATTAAATAAAAATGTTTCTTTTTTTAAATTATATTTTTAAATTACATTTTGAATATATTTTTCAAAAATTGACCGGTTTCATTATCTATATTTTTTTTTTTTTAATTGGTAAAATATAAATGGGTGATAAAAAAAAAAAAGGCAATAACAAATTAAAAAAAAAAGACGTTTCGTCAAGCACCGAAGACGTTTCGTCAAGCACCGAAGGCGTTTCGTCAAGCACCAAAGACGTTTCGTCAAGCACCAAAGACGTTTCGTCAAGC